ATGGCTTCCACAACTATTGACCTCGATACCGAACTATCCGCAGTTAACTCAATACTGGGAGCTATCGGGCAATCACCAATAACACAACTTAAAGACCCTACAACAGGGGCGATAACAAACGCTAACCCAGAAATACAATTTATATATAACTTACTTAAAGATGCTAACGTAGACGTACAGGCAGAAGGTTGGCATTTTAATAAAGAGAAACATGTACGTTACACACCTGACTCTGTAACTGGTAAAATAGCTATAGGAGCAGATATACTACAACTCGATGTAACTGAGGGATGGAGGGACAGACACTATGACGTCGTTAGAAGGAGTGGTTATCTTTATGATAAGTTTGACCATACTGACGATTTCTCTGACGTAACTGAGATCTATTTAGATGTTGTAAGATTATACAACTTTGATGACTTACCACCTGTGTTTAGAAGATTTATTACTTACAGAGCATCAAGGCAGGCAGCTGTACAGTTAGTATCTAATCCCGGATTAGTACAACTTATAGGAGTACAGGAACAACAAGCAAGAGCTGCACTTATGGAATATGAATGTAATCAGGGCAACCATTCTATGTTTGGTTTACCAGAAGACAGTTCATATACAGCTTACGAACCATGGAGGAATCTAGCTAGATAATGGCAAACATTAGACAAACTGTACCGGCTTATGCAGCTGGTATATCAGAACAGCCAGACCACTTAAAATTTCCCGGACAAGTTAAGGACTGTATAAATGCTGTACCAGACGTAACTCAAGGTTTGTTTAAAAGACCGGGTGCTAGACGTGTAGGTACAACTAAATTACCTAACGTACAAAGTGGTGGTTCATGGTTTCACTATTTTAGAGATGAGTCAGAAGGATCTTACATTGGACAAGTTGCCGCAGATGGACAGCTCAGAATGTGGAAAGCTAGTGGTAACAATGCTGGTGCTGCACAGACTATAGTATATGGTACTGGTGGACAGACAGCTATACAAAACTACCTTCAAACAGCTACCCCCGAAAATATACAAACACTTACAATTAACGATACTACATTTTTAAGTAATAGAGACTCTAGTGACTATACTCAAGCAGAAATAGATGGTGGTGGTACTCCAGCTTTAGATACTGATGGTAGTACTTTACAAGCTGGTGACGCTAGAACTGTTACAATAGTAAGTACTACAGGTACAACAGATGCTAGACCAGAAGCTCATTGTGCTTTTATAGAATTAACAAGAACAGAAAATGGCAGACAGTATGCTGTAAACATTTATGACGATAGCTCTACAGGTAACTTAACAACAGTTAACAGAGCTACACGTGTAAAAATTACAGGCAATACTTTTGACGAAACTGATGGTACAGGTCACTGCCCCGGTATAGGTACAGCAGTATTTGCAGTAAATGCAGCAACTGATTATACAGGTACATCTACTGCAAATGTAAGAGGTACAAATACTCTTCCAGCAATTGTTGGCACATCAAATGTAAATGGTTTTTTTGGTTCTAATTTTATTCAACATAGTAATGTCCATGGACTTTATGATGGAGATACTGTATTATATACAACTAATGTTGCACAAGGTGGAATAACTACTAACACTGTTTATCATGTAACTCGAAAAGATGCTACTTCCTTTTACTTATCAGCAACTGCGGCAGATCAAGCGGCTGGTACTTATATAACTTTAACTGCACAAGCTCCTTTAGGCAGCTATGGTACTCAAACATTTACACCACAGGAAAAAGCACAGATAGTAACAGGTAGAGATAACTTAATAGTTAGGCTTACAGCTTTAGGTCAACAAGCTATTAGCCCTAACTACAACGCTGCTGCTAATGGACCGGGCGGAGATAATTATAGAGCAAGCTACAGTCTAGAAATTGTATTATTACATGGTGGTGAAGGTTGGGTTACAGGTGACTCTTTTACTGTAAAACCAGAGTTTGCTGACGAAGCAGCTAACGTAACAACTACAGGAAGTGGTAGCTCTAAAACTACGACTGGTAGCCAAGCTACAATGACTGTTACTGTCTTGGATCACGAAACTACAGAAGTAAAAGCTACTGTAGCAACCGCAAATGATGGACTTATACGACCATCTCCTACACCTTTTGACGCTGACACAGCTGTAACAGCGGAAGCTATTTTAGGTGGTATAGCAACAGGTTTACCATCAGGTATTACTGCTAAAGTTATAGGTACTGGTGTATACTATTCTAGTGCTAACCCTTTTACTGTAGAGGTTTTGGAAGATGACATTATGCGAGTTTTTCAAAAGTCAGTTAATGATGTATCTAGACTGCCAGCTCAGTGTAGACATGGTTATATAGTTAAGGTAGCTAATGCTAGAATATCAGAAGAGGATGATTACTACTTAAGATTTGAAGGAGAAAATAATTTAGATGGTTCTGGTACATGGGTAGAATGTGCAAAACCGGGTATAGAAAAAAGTCTAACCAATATGCCACTAGCTATTCAAAGAACAGCTTTAGCTAACCAAGGTACATCTACTGAAATAGCTACATTTACTATTAAACAATTTACATATGCTGATAGAGGTGTTGGTGATAATCTTACTAATCCACTACCATCATTTGTAGGTAAACGTATAAACAAAGTAGTGTTTTTTAGAAACAGATTAGCCTTACTAGCCGGTGAAAACGTAGTATTATGTCGACCCGGAAGTTTAGGTACACCAGATTTCTTTGCAGAATCTGCTCTTGCAACAGGGGCAGCAGATGCTATTGATATAGCGTGTGCCTCTACTTTCCCATCTGATATATTTGATGCTATAGAAGTTAACAGTGGACTGCTAGTATTTAGTACTAACCAACAGTTTCTACTGTCATCAGATGCTGAAATACTTAACCCAGAAACTGCTAAACTACGCAGTGTGGCAACATATAATTATAACAAAGATATATCACCTATTTCATTAGGTGTGACTGTAGCGTATGTAGATAACTCAGGTAAGTTTAGTCGATTTAATGAAATGGCTAATGTACGACGAGAAGGTGAGCCAGTAGTGGTAGAACCTAGTAAAATTGTACCTACATTATTAGCTAAAGACATAGATCTTCTTACAAATTCCAGGGAAAATTCTATGGTGCTTTTTGGTAAAACAAATTCTGACACCGTTTCTGGATTTAGATACTTTAACGTAGGTGATAAACGTCAGCAGCAAGCATGGTTTAAATGGAAATTTAACAATCCATTATTATATCATTTTATAATTAATGATGATTATTACTTTTTAGATACAGATAATTTTTTACAAACTTTAAGTCTTGTACAAGATGACGATGATATTAGTATAGATCAGGATGGTGTAAATTATCTATTACATTTAGATAACTATACAACTGTTACTGGTGGATCATACAGTGCATCTACAAATCTAACTACATTTACAGGGCAATCTACATGGATACCTGATGTAACAACACCTAATGGTACTCTAGTAGTTATAGATAAAGACGCTGCTTCAGCTAGAATAGGTCGGTATGGTATAGCAACCTTAACAGGTAATAACCCTAACGATGATTTTACATTGCCCGGGGACTGGTCAACAGGTACATTTAACATAGGTTACTTATACGATTATCAGGTAGACTTTCCTACTATATACCCTACACAGGTACAGGGAGAGAAATCTAACTCTGATGTAAACGGTACTCTTGTTTTACATAGACTACGTGTACACTTTGGAAAAATAGGTTTGTATGAAACTACATTAAATAGGGTAGGTAAGCCTGCATATACTGAAATCTACGAGTCTACTGAGTTAGACGAATACGAAGCATCAGATGCACCATTTGTAGAAGAAGTAATACGTACAGTACCAGTATACGAAAAAAATATAAACGTAGATATTACAGTTAAATCTACGCACCCATCACCAGCTACATTAAGAGCTATGTCATGGGAAGGATCATTTACACCCAAATTTTATAAGCGTGTCTAAACATATACACCCGATTACACTAAAGGCTGCCTACGAGGTGGCCTCTAATTTACGTCCAGAAGACCGTAGAGAGCTCGAAGAGGGTTGGGGGGTAGAATCTATCCGCCACCTTCTTTCAGCTGCTTACACAACCCCCTGCGTGTATTTTACTGCACCTAGCGGCAAGGCTGCCGGGATGGCTGGAGTTGGACAACGAGGAGACATATGGATGCTATGTACTCCCGCTATTTATGAAAAACCGATAATGTTTGCAAGAGAGGCGAAGAGGTATGTCGATAGCCGTCAAGAACCCCTCCTCTGGAACATTGTTGACAAACGAAATACAGCCCACATCAGGCTGTTAAAATTTTTAGGATTCAAGTTTTTACGTCAAGTATTACACGGTCCTAACTACTTACCCTTTATTGAATTTTGCCGTGTGTGCAGACGCTAATGCCGGAATGAGGTATGCCGCTAAACAAAAGTGGCTAGATAAAAATGCTAAATTTTACTCTGAAGGAATCAAGTATTTCAACAGAGAAGCTGGATATAAGAAGTCCTTACAAGACAATGTAATTGGATTCAGTCGAGCTACAAGTGACGCCTACTCTAAAGCAGTATATGCTAGAGGTAGTGCGATGAAACAAACAGAATCATTAATGAAAAACTACTTACGTAAACAGAAGGTCAACCAAGGCGGTAGAGCCAGAAGTTTTAGAAGAAGTGCAGAACTAATGAACTTGTTATATGCGAAGGGTGCTTTGAGAAACAAAGTACGAAATCAATATGGTCGAAATCAAGCGTTAGCTTACCAAGGTAACTTACGTAAGAAACAGGCTATGGATGCTAAGAACAGAAAGACACTTGGCTTTACACCAGAGTATGGTGCACCAGTTCTCATGCCACCAAGTGATAGATTCAGTACATTCCTTAACTTTGGTTTAGGTGTTGCTGGGTTATTTACGTTTCCTTCTGATATTAAAGAAAAAGAAAATATAACATATGTAGGTAGCTCACCACAGGGTCACAACATATGGGAGTTTAACTACGTAGGCTTTCCTACACGCTATCGTGGAGCTATGGCACAAGAGGTTGCTAAGATTAACCCTATGGCTGTAGGTGTTCAAGATGGTAGTTTGATTGTAGACTATAGTAAAATTGACGTAGACATGGTGGAGGTATAATGGCTACTCTACAAAAACTAATTAATCAATCTAATGATGCACCACCCAACATTAGTGATACCAACTATCTATCTACAGATGCTACTGTTGGATTAGTAGAAGAAAAAAACAAAGAAATAGATAAGTCTATAAAAGATACATCTGATTTTTTTCAGCAAAGAATAGACAGTTATAATGCTTCCCATTCTAGGAAGATGGATAATATCAATAAACTGATAAACTTTATACCTAAAGCTAAACAGATAATTGATAACAAGATAAACTTTGATAACGACATTAATCATATCCAGATGATTAAACAGGCTGGTGATGACTATGAAGCAGACATGCTAGACTCACAAGCTGAAACTATGAATAATGAGATTAGTGTCGGATTACAAGGTGCAGCTGGAAACTTAGTAGCAACTGACGGTCCTAAGTTTGCCAAGAACATGGCACTTATAGGATCAATAGATACTGAACAGCTAAACACGAGACAGATATTAGATCGTTATTCTTTACAATTACCAGCTTTAATGGCTCAGGCTAAGGGTACTTTACAATTACCCGGCGGACTAGGCTATGGTGACATTACTAACCCTGATGATATTAACGAATGGTCTTTAACTGCTCAAGGTTTAGTACTAGGAGAAATCTACCGTAACAATCCTGACATAACTGACAGAGAAGTTAGAAAGTATTTACTACCTTCTCTGCGGACTACTGAAAAAAACTTGATGACACAGTGGGCTAATAGACAAGATTCTATAGCTATGGACGCCTACGGTAAAAACCGTATGATTAAAACGTGGGATTCAGCAGGGGGTGAAGCTCCTATTGAAGCTAACTTTGGTCCTACAGGTTTTATACAACAGAGAGCTGCATACTTTGAAGAGATCTACCCCGGAAAAGGGCTACGATTTGCTAGAGAAGAATGGGTTGACACCATGATACAGGGTATAGAAGCTCAGTTTGTGTCACAACAAAGCGTTGATACATTACTTGATACTCCAATCAAATGGAATGATGGTAGTACAATGACCTATACAGACAAGTTTCCAGTAGAAGCTGTAAAAATGAGAGGTGCTGTAGCAAAGTCACATCTTGCTATGAAACAAGAAGCTGACGAGTTAGTGAAAAACACCAAAGAGTTATGGAAGTTTGAAAACATAGAAAATCATGAAGGTGTTAAAGATCTTGACTGGATAAAAAACACGGCTAAAAGCTGGAGAGAAACCTTTAAAACTACTGAGTACCCAGAAGAGCTAAAAACAGCATACACTATTGGCTACGAAGACGAAGTCGAAAGAGTTAGAAGGCTGTCTTTTCTAGCTGGAGAAGGTCAAATAATAACTGAAGATGATATAGCTACTATACAAAACCCTACACTAAAAGCAGAAGCTGCTAAACTTGTTAACAGAAGTGGTAATAATGTACCTACATCAATAATGGAACAAAGTGAAAAGTTTTTAAAGGCTAAAATAGCTGAGTATACATTTGAAAATGACTTAAGTAAAGCACAGACTCCTAAGTTTAAGGCTATTGAGCGTAACATGATGCAAGATTATAGGATTGAGTTTGCCAAATTAAAAGGTCAAAACCAATCAGATGAAGTAGCACAGCGTGGAGCTGAAGAGTATGTTATTGAAAAAATGCGTAAAGGTACAGGTAAAAAAGGTGAAAATGCTTATGATACATTACCAGAGTATAAATATAATAGCACAGCTGCAAGCGATTTAGCTATAGCTAGAACATCATATGTAGTTGATAAAGAATTACTATTTAGTACTGCATCACTAGCTGGTGAAGAAGCTTATTTAGATGCAGCAGAAAAGTATTGGAAGTCCGATTTTAAACGTGGTTCACTACCAGAATATTACCGAGCATTATCTGCTCTATTTCCTGAGTTAGATCCACATGACTTTGCAAGAACTAGGCTAGAGTCTACAGGGCGAATTAAACAAGGTTTAGATACATATGTAAATGTAGAAGATTCTAGAGATTTTACAGATAAAAATACATCATCAAAAACTTATCGTAATGTATTAACTACTGGTAATATGGATTGGATGTTAGAAAATATAACTAATCCAGCTTACAATAAAAATGGTGGTTTTGATGCAATTACTAAAAATGGTAAGTTTGTAAAATTAGATAAACCATTAACTCAACATACTCTAGGCGAGGTTCTAGAACTTGCTACAGAGTATGATAGCTTTGGTATGTACAATATATCTAAAGAAGGTTTATTACAAGTATTAATGGAAGGTGGCATGCCTTTTGACTTGCAAGACATGTTTAATGAAGATATACAAAAAGCTCTTGTTTTAGGTCGATTAAGACAAAAGGTTAATAAAGGTCACGGACTAAATGGTATGCCCGGTTTTAAAAGATTGGTCAATGTACCAAGAGAAGAACAGCAGCAATTCTATGATATTGTTGGAGTTCTACCACCTATGAATCAATTAGGAAATCTACTTCCCGGAGTTGCTAAGGCACTCGTGGATGCTAGTATATAATTAAACTATGGAAGAATATGAATTAGATCCTTCTGCTGTTGAAGATGCCGCACAACTTGTTGGTGAGTTTGGACAAAGAGAAAAACAAAACGAAGCTACGGCTGAGGCAAAACAAGTTGAGTATGACACAGAACAGAAAGCATTAACTGAACAGGCAGACCCAAGGGAAGCAGACCAGTGGGGTTTAAAAGCAGTTGCAAAAGAAGTGCAGTCTGCGGCAACAGGCGGTGCTCAAGATACTGCCTCTTCCATTGCTACATTTCCAGAGCGTACTATAGATGCACTCTCTGGAGAAATGGCAAAAGAGAAGAAAGAAAAAGGTTTTTACGAACCAGATTGGCAACCATTTAATAGCTATAGTGATCCTATTGTTACTAAAACATGGTGGGGTAATCTGATGAGAGGTGCTGTACACTTCGGTACAATGGCTGTAGGTACAGTTGCTGCCGCTAAAGGATTAGCTGTAACAGGTATACCTTTGCTAGCCGGTGGTGCAACAGCATTATTAAAAGCTGGTAGCCTTACACGAGCTGCAAGTATAGGTGCTTTGTCTGATACTGTATCTAAAACATCAGACGGACATAACGCACTAGGTACTATAACCAAACACTATGGTTGGGCAGATACACCTTTAACTACGAAAGATACTGACCATCCTATTGTAATGAAAATAAAAAACATTATAGAAGGTATGGGTATCGGAATTGCATTTGATGGTGCACTTTGGATGTTAGGTAAAGGTGGTAGTAAAGTTAAACAACAGATCATAGCACGCAATAATAGTGTAGAAAAACAAACAATAGAAGCTGGTTTATCACAGCTACGTAAAGGTGAGGTAGAATTTAGAGCAGATAAAAATGCTCCTATAGCTGACAGGCACCAAGGTGCTCATGTATCAGAAGTAGATGCACAAACTGCTAGAGAACAATTAGGTCGTACACGTAACGAGTGGGGATCTGAAGATGGTTCTACTGGTTCTGTTACTACACCTGTACAACGTGAACGTGTAGCTAGAGAAAGTGGTACAACTGATGAGATAGTTGAGACAACTTTACGTAAGTTACTTAGTAATGACAAGTTTCAAGCTGAATTAGACGCTGTAAAAGGTGACAGACAAGCTCTTTATGATACATATAGAGACGCTATTAAAGGGTTTAGAGAGATTACAGACGGCAGAAGTGCTGCTGACATGACCGATTTAGAATATCTAGATAAGTTATTTAAAGCTAATCCTGATGTAATAGATGGTGTAGAGATCTGGACAGCACGAAATGTAGTTGTTGCAGACCTCGTTGTAGGCTCATTACTCAAACAATTAAGAGATACAGGTATAGCTGGTAGAGAAATAATGGATCTTGTGTCTATAGATGACATAGATGGTCCAGCTAAACAGATAGTTGACACTATGTTAACTGCATTATTTCAAGTAAAGAAATCCAGACTTATATTATCTGACGAGTTTAGAGCATTAGGTGCTGGTAAAGCTAGAGGTAGAGCTATTAACGATGCTGTAACAGCAGAAATGCAAGATGCAAAGGATTCTATATTATCTATACTTAAGATAGCTAAAGATGATCCAGACGATGATTTACTTAATGCGTTGTTTGAAGCATTTTCTATGATGAATAATGTAAATCAACTCGAAGATTTTGATAATTTTATTAGAACTGTATTATATGGTGGTAAATTAGACGCTACTTCACCTGATCGTACAGGAGCTATTATACGAGGCTTACAAGAAATGATGAGTCACAGTATACTAAGTGGACCTAAAACACCATTCCGTGCTCTTATGGGTACATCTGGTGCAACATTTCTTAGACCATTATCTACAGCTCTTGGAGCTACATTACGTTATCCATTTGAAGGAGACGCAGCTACTATACGTGCTAGCCTTGCTTCAATGAATGGTATGCTAGAAGCTATACCAGAGGGTTTTCAGTTATTTTTTACAAGACTTAACTCGTACTGGAAAGGTGACATGTCTACAATTAAGACACGTTACGCAGAATTTACTAAAAGTGATGTAAACTGGGAACTTGTACGTAAGTATGCAGAAAGTGATCGTGCTAGTGCAGGGGACAAAGCTGCTTTTTACTGGGCTAACATGGTACGTAATCTTAATAATGTAAGTTTATTTACATACTCTACAAAAGTCATGGCATCTATTGACGATACCTTTGAGTTTTTACTAGGTAGATCTAAGATGCGAGAAAAGTCTATGCGTTCAGTATTAGACATGCAGGGCAATGGTATTGAATTACCAGAGATTACACCTGAGCTAATGAGAGCATATCAAGATGACTTTGTTGGACAGGTGTTTGATGCTAACGGCAACCTAGTTGACGAAGCTACAAAGTTTGCACGTAGAGAAGTAACACTTACTAAAGAATTAACAGGTAAGTTTGCAAAAGGTCTTAACGATGTATTTAGTGCTGTTCCAGCTGCTAGACCATTCTTTCTATTTGCTAGAACTGGTGTAAACGGACTAGAACTTACTGCTAAACATACACCCGGATTTAACTTTTTAGTTAAAGAGTTTAATGATATAGCATTTGCTAATCCTAACAACCTAGATTCTGTAAATAAATATGGTATCTACACAGCTGAAGAACTAGCAAACGCAAAGGCACTACAAACAGGTAGATTAGCTATTGGTGCTGGTGTTATTACTCTAGGTGTACAAGCTTGGATGAATGGTAAAATGTCTGGTAACGGACCAGCTGACAGACAGCAACGTCAGGGTTGGATAGATGGTGGTTACTTACCTAGAACTATTGAGCTAGGTGGTGTGCGTGTAGGGTATGACTCTATAGAACCTTTTAACCTTATAATGTCTACCATCGCTGATATAGGTGATGCAAGTGAACTTATGGGTGAAGAGTGGACAGAAAGAGAACTACAAAAAATGTCATTAGTTGTAGCTCAGGCTATATCTAGTAAGTCATACCTAGCCGGTATACAGTCATTTGTAGATTTGTTTGCCGGTAGACCCGGACAAGCAGAAAGAATAATATCTGCACTTGCTAACAACCAAGTACCGTTAGCTGGTTTACGTAACGAAATGGGTAAATTATTTACACCATACATGCGTGAAATAGGATCTGGTATTGACCAGTCTATACGTAACCGTAACTTAATAATGGAAAACATAGCAGGCGAAGCATTACCTATCAAGTATGATATGTTAAATGGTCAGCCTATTAAAAACTATGATTTCTTTACTCGAGCATTTAATGCTGTAAGTCCTGTATCTCTTAACTTAACACCGAGTGTAGGTCGACAGTTTTTATTCGAGAGTGGTTATGATTTACGTATGTCTACATACTATGCACCTGACAGTACAAACCTAACTGACGAACCTAAAATAAGATCTATGTTCCAAAAAGCTATAGGCGATCAGAACCTAGAAAGACAACTTGACAAATTAGCTATAGATGATAGAGCATTAGCATCATTAGCAGAGATGCAAAAAGATATACGTAATGGTGATAGAGCAAAGTACGATGCGAGAAACTATTGGCATAACGGTAAAATAGATCAATTATTCCAAGAAGCACGCAAAGTAGCTTGGGCTCAGATCATGAATAATCCAGAAGTACAAGAAATTATTGATGAGCAGAAAAATAAGAAACGTGCAAAACTTCTCAAAATGAGAGATACCACCGACATCCTCAATCTTCCTTATAAATAAATGGCAACAATAACATTTAAAGATCATGATGGAGACGGAGGTTCTACAAAGGACTTTCCGTTTGCGTCTATAAAAGAGGCTGACGTAAAAGTAGAAGTTGACGGTACACTCTATGAGAACAGAGGTATAACTGGAGCAAGCTCTGGTGCAACAACTTTTACAATAACCAGTTACACAACAACTGGTGGTGGGAATGTCGTGTTCGACTCAGCTCCCGCAACTTCAGCTAATAAAATACGTATTTTTCGTGATACAGATGTAGACAGTGCTAAGGCAACCTACACAGCAGGGTCATCAGTTAAGGCAGGCGATCTTAACAATAACCAAACGCAGTTATTATATGCTGCACAAGAAGAACAGAATCAAACAATAATAGGATCTGATATAAAAGATGGTGTTATAACCAGTGCTAAAATAACAGACGGTACAATAGTTAATGCTGATATTAATGCGTCAGCTGCTATAGAAGGTTCTAAATTACAAGCATCTTCTGGATCAGTAGCTGGAACTATGTCAGCTGCTAATTTTACAAAGCTAGCTGGTATTGAAACAGCAGCTACAGCAGATCAAACAAACGCAGAAATCAGAACAGCAGTAGAAGCTGCCACTGATAGTAATGTGTTTACAGACGCAGATCATTCTAAGCTAAATGCAATCGAGGCTTCTGCAACAGCAGACCAAACAGCAGCAGAGATTAGAACACTTGTAGAAAGTGCTACTGATAGCAACGTGTTTACTGATGCTGACCATACTAAGTTGAATGGTATTGAAGCAAGTGCAACTGCTGACCAAACAAATGCTGAGATAAGAGCAGCAGTAGAAGCAGCTACAGATTCTAATGTCTTTACTGATGCTGACCACACCAAACTAAATGCTATAGAAGCTGGTGCTACCGCAGATCAGACAGTTAGTGAGATTAAAACTCTTATAGCTAGTTCTCCTTTAGATGCTAGTCATCTTGCAGCAAACTCAGTTGATAGTAGTGAGTTAGTTGACGGAAGTGTAGACACCTCTCACATAGCCGGTGCACAGGTTACAGATGCAAAGCTTGCGTCTAATTCTGTTATTACATCTAAAATTACAGATGCTAACGTAACAACTGTTAAGATAGCAGACTCTAACGTAACCCTTGCTAAACTAGCGAGCGACTTAAAACAAACAACTATATCAGATAGTGATACACAGTTACCAACATCAGGTGCTGTTGTAGATTATGTTGCTGCACAGTTACTACCATTTGGTGGTTTTGAAGCAATAGCTACAGAAGTAGCATTTCCTAACACACAACCAGCTAGTGGCGTAGTTATATCTATGTCAGATGCAGCTGGTGTTGTAGTAAACGGATCTGGAGTTAGTACTACAGGTAGAACTGTAGGCGGCTCAACAGTAACTATAAATGGTTTTCCATCTAGTTTATACAGTACAACTTTAGCTAGTGGTAATGGATTACAAGTTAGTTCTACTGGATCTAGCCAAACATATAACTATCATAAATTATTAGCATCTGAATCTGATGTTAAACAACTTAGTGACGACATTAATGATTTTATATCGAGATATAGAGTTGGTTCAACGAACCCTACAAGTAGCCTTGATAGTGGTGATTTA